TCGATACGAATTGCACTTCTGGCTGGTGCTGCTACTGCGGTGACGATTGCTGAGATGCGAAGACAATTACGTGAGCATTTGTCTGAATCTTTGGTAACGGTGATTGCTAGAAACGGGCAGTCGTATACGTACGCTTTGGATTACTACGCCGGACTATCTGCACGAAATAAAGTCTTGGCGTCAATTACTCGTGCAGCTATGGGAAAGGCGTATTTAGCAAACCACGATCTTCTGAGAGTTTCGCCACAAGCCAGTACGATTGGAGATTACTGTGACGAATATCGTGGAAAGGTTGTCTCGATTTCAGGATCAAGTGACAAATATCCTCATATCAGTGCGTTGCCAAATGGGGGAGCACCGTTTCATCCGCATTGTTACCACTTTATGGAAGTCTATTATGAAGGGATGGAGGAAACAGGAAAGATAAGACCAGAGTTTGTAGAACTGGCAGAGTCTGGAAATCCAACACCAAATGATTTTCAGAAATTATGGAGGCAGGTACGTCGTGGCTAAGTTCATCAAATGTGAAGCTAAAGGTCTCGATACGAATGTTTTAAGGATGAAAGAGATAAAACAGCGTATCGAAACAGTTGCTGAAGCGTTTCTGAATGCTGTTGGAACTCATGCTGCCTTACGAGCAAAATTGAATGCACCTATTCTAACTGGAGATTTGCGACATCAGATACATGCGACTTTACCAGTTCGTGAATCTGCAACAAGAATGAGTGTGTCGATAAATAGTTCAATGATAAATCCGAAAACTGGTAAAGACTACGCATACATACAGCATGAGTTTCAAATTCCGTCAGATAAGCCAGCACATTGGTTGAACCCTCCGCGACCTTTAAGACATGGTGATAGAACAGCAAGACAAAACATGACAAAGGAAGGTGGTGCTGGTGGAAAATATATCGAGAGAGTCATAAACGCAAATACAAAGAAGTACATCGAATTCTGGGAAATATTGCTGAGAAGAATTCAATTTTCAGGAAGGTTTCAGTCGGCAACAGACAAATTGGTAAAAGGACTGGCAGATAAGGTTTTGAATCCTAACGATTAATTTGTAACAGAAAGGGGAAAACCCAAATGCTCATAGGATTTACTACTTCAGGGATTCCGTTTGATGGAAACTCGATTAAGACCGGATCTCTAGGTGGTTCAGAGACGGCCCTTATTTCCGTATCGAGAGAACTGGCAAAACGCGGACATACTGTAAGGGTATTTTGCAGATGTCCGAATCCTGGTGTTTATGACGGTGTTGAATATTACAATCTAGACATCGCAAATCATCAGGTGGCAATCACGCCTTTTGATGTTTTGGTTGCCTCTCGCTGGTCGGACTTTGTTGCAATCCCGTCAAATATTGGATTGCGAGTTCTTTGGAATCATGATGTTCTTGTTTCCGAAAAGGATCTGATGCCTAGGTTGTGGCAGACGGATCTTTTGATGTGCTTGTCAGATTATCACATTGACGACTATTGCGGACCAGAAGGAGAAGAGGTAAAGGGAAAGATACCTTGCTTGCGTCCATTCATTTGGAAGACATCGAATGGGGTTGACTTGGACGTAATTGAAGCAAATAAACGTCCAAAGGTTCCAGGAAAATTGATTTACACAAGCCGACCGGAGAGAGGCTTGTATTACTTATTGCATGATATAATGCCAAGATTGCTGGAACGCCGACCAAGGCTGAGATTGCATTATTGCACATACGAATTGAAAGGTATGGAAGTTCATGATAGTTTGAAGACCTTGTATGCTGAGATTGATAGATTGGCAAAAGGTCTTGGTAACAGCGTCGTGAATATGGGATCACTTGGGAAGGCTGGATTGTACTCGCAAATGTCCAGCTCTCAGTTGATGGTGTATTCGACCCATTTTTGCGAAATCAGCTGCTTAGGCGCAATGGAAACACAAGCAGCAGGAACACCAATAATTTCTACTGACGACTTCGCTTTGAAGGAGACCATCGGACCAAAATCCGGCATAAAGATTCCAGGACGCCCAGCAAATCAAGACTACGTTGAAAAGTTCGTTGATGCTGTTGATAGTTTGCTTGATGAGAATAACGAACTCAACGAACGCGGAAAACAAATGTCGGAAGAAGGACCAAAGTTTATACGTGAGCAAGGATACACATGGGATAAAGTTGCAGAGAAGTGGGAACGGAAATTTACCGAGATGTTGGAAACTCGATACAAGGAGAACAAACCTGCGATTATCAAAGAATTGCTCCGATCCAACGATGTGCAAACTGCCTCGTTGCTTGCTAAAAAAGAGGGGATGCAGGAGTGGCAGAGGGAGATTGATTCACATGAACGAATTGTTAAGACGTTGGACATTTCTGAAGTATCTGAAAAGGTCAAGGAATACGCACCGTTTTACAATAAGATCATCAATCTGATTGCGGATGTTGTTCAGCCTAACCATACATTTCTTGATTACCGATGTGATGATGCTGCTTTTGGAATAACATTCAAGAAAGCAGCATCCAAACTTCCTGTGACTTTACTGGCAGCTAATCCGGAAATTGCTGAACGACTTGAGATGTACAATCAGCAATTGAACATCGGAGTAAAGATAGTTGCGGATCAAACTGAAATAAAGGAAAAGTTCGACGTAGTATTCATTGGAGATCATCTAGACAAACAAATCGACCCGCAAGGTTTTCTAGAGAGAGTATCTGAAAAGTATCTCAAGGAAGGTGGGATGCTGGTTGTCACTTGCGACTATGGAACTGAGAAGCTGAAATGGAACTTGCCGTCAACCAGGCTGTGGAATCTGTCTCGCGAGGATATCAATGAACTCCTTGCGGATAAAGAAGGCGAGTACAGGTTGCTGTTCCATGATACCAGACCACACCAGGATATTGCACCTATTGGTAAGTGGGCGTTTCTAGCAAGAGGATTCAAGAAGTTCGGAAAGTTCAATATCCTGCAAAAGGCGAAACGGACAAGGCCATATCAGGACTTGGACGTTGCGATGATAGTCAGGAACGAGGAAGACTGGATTTCTGGAGCTTTGAAGTCTGTTGAAAATCTTGCGGATAGAATCATCATTGCTCTAGACAGTTCTAGTAATGACGCAACACGAGAGATCCTGAAGAAGTTCAATTGCGAAGTCTATGAAACTGAGTTCGAAGATTTCTCTCAGATACGAAATGTAACAAGAGATCATGCAAAGGGAGATTGGTTCTTCTGGTTCGATGCCGATGAAAGACTCGTGCGTCCTGAACTTGTAAGACAGTTTACGAATACGCAAATTTATGAAGGTGCCGCAATTGCTCAGAGACACTTGATGATTGATATTCAGGGAACGCATGATCTTCCTGTTAGACTGCTGAAGAATAGACCACATTATAGATTTACCGGAGCAATTCACGAACATTGTGAGGATACATCAAAAGGTCTATTCGACAATCCGATATTTCCGACGCTGGAACTGGAATGCGATATTGCTCACTACGGATATCTGAACGAGACGGCCCGACGCAAGAAATGCTCGTACAGGAACATGTCGCTACTTCGCAAGGACATTATGGAAAATGCAAGTCGTGGTCGCATGCTGACGTGGGTGTTGGTCATGCGAGACTACCTCAATATCTGCAAATGGGAATACTGGAAAGAAAGAAAACTCATCCAGAAAGATTCCATTATGCATACCTTGATCAATGCTGTGATTTCAACTTATCTGGTGAAATTCGCAGACAAAGTATCGAGGTATACGGTGCTCGCTGATGGATTGTATCAAGAGGCACTGATGATATTGGGTAGGTCTGGACTGTGCTACGAAGGCTATCCTCATCCACCATTTGAGGTTGACCTTGGCCTTGCGGGTTCAGTCGGAGGGATCGATCCAAAAGCCGACATTACACCCAAACGGAGATGGTTTTTGGACACCGCAGAATTCACAGCGTTTCTGCAGGAAAAGGGGATCGAACTTGTAACTGGATTGAAATTGTGTAACGAAGATGAATGTCCGAAGGTCAGCATTCCCACATTCAAGGCTACGCCTGAACTTCCCGACGCTGCTAGGCTTCTTAGACTTGGAGTGGCTTACAAATGATTTCACCAGAATTGCAAGTTAAATCCGTTCTCAAGTTTTTGGAAAATGCAAGAAAGGAAAAGTTCTGGGGAAAGATCGTGTTGAGATTTCGCGATGGAGATCTGTTCATGGTAGAACCTCAGCCGACAGTTCCCATAGAGAAATTTGTTTCAGATCAGTTGGAGAATAAAAATGGCAAAACGATGCGTGAATAGAAAAATTCCTAATCGTCATGTTAGGAAGGTTTCTCAGATTATGTCACGTCAGTCGAAAAGACGAACCAGACAAGGTAAATAGATGAATTCTCTTGTAAACTGGTTGACGGCTTGCGGATCGTATGTTTGCTCATCGTTGTCTTATACGATGGGGAGCAATCTGTTCTTGGGAATACTACCAGGAACTCCGCATAGCTGTGTTTCTTTGTTGGCGACTGGTGGAATGCGTCCGATAGGTCCAACAGAATATAGTTCTCTGCAAGTGATTGTCAGAGATCCGAATCCGTTGGAAGGCATGACCCGAGTGACAAGCATTCACGCCTTATTCGATGATAAGTGGTGTGCATTATCTCCAACTTATCAAGGAAGGTTCATCGCAAATCATGAACCTGGTGCACATATTTTGGATGAGAACGGGCACGTACTATATTCGCTGAATTACACATTCACGCGAATTCGACAATAACCGTTTTCCTTTTGGAGACTTAGATGACCAAAACGTACAATAACCAGGCTGTTCAGACTTTTGAAGTCGGTCTGGCGATTGAACAGTTTCTCATTGGTCCGTTCGGGCAGACATTTAATCCCGCAGTTGTCGATCCTGGTAGTCCTCCGTCTGGATTCTATTTTATGGGTCCGGTTGTTGAGGATAGTCCATCGGTTGTCATCACGCGAGAGAAATACACGCTTGATACGGGCCTACCTCGTTCGCGTGCTTACGAGGAAATTCTTGGCGTCAGTGCCACTATTTCATTCAGGTTGTATTCGAATTCGTTCTATCAGGCGCAATTTGCTCTTGGTAACGTTTCTACGATTACGACCATTACAACGATTGCAAGTGGTGCTGTTCAGACGCAATACTATGGACTTTCGCAAATCACCAACTATGCGCTTCTTGGTGTTGCGGACTTCACGAATGGATATCAAGTTGTTCACGATTTCCCGAAGGTATCTCCATCCGGTGACTTTACCGAAGAGTTCCGACAGGCTGCCCCGGAAATGCCGTTCAGTTTCAATGCTATGAGCGTTCCGACTACTGTTAACGGGTGCTTGCAGCCAGTTCTTGGGAAACGTCATTTCATTGCTACGGGTGCCACTTGCTAGTTTTTAGCATTGTTCCGCTAAGTAGCGGATCGATCTTCTGTCGATCCGCTACTTTTATATTTGTCACATAACCAACAAAAGAATTGAGGTACACAAATGCCTACGACTGAAGAACTTCTCAAGGAAGCTAAACTTGATCGTGAAATTACTGTTTCGATTGACAGCATGACTTTGGAAGAACAGGAGATGCTTCCGAAGGTTCTCTTTCCTGAGACTCACACAAACGAAATTACTGTTCTGAGGAAGGTCCGTGAGCTTTATCCGATTCCAATGAAGGTGTCTAGGCAGGTAGACGCCTTGTTGGAAAAAGTGGTTGGTGCTGAGGTGAAGCTTGGGGAGGATGCAGATCTAGAACCAAATATTACGGAAGACACGATCAAGACTCTGATGAAGATTACCAAAGTTCTTGCACAATTTTACGGAGAACCTTGGGATGATATTCGCAGAGCAGTCGATGTGAATAGTATTGATGATTTGGAATTGTCAGTAAATGAGTTGATTGCAATTGCGAACGGTCAAGCGTATATCAACGGAGTCAACGATTTTTTTCTTCAAAAATTGCGTCTGCTAATAAAGTTCCTTCAGAGTCACGCGATAGCAGCGATAGTTCTAGAGAATCGCATGTTCAAGAACTTGTCTATTTCTGTTCCATCATTGACAGGTTTAGCTGGCACCTTGATGACATCTTCAACAGATACACAAACGGACAACTGATTCTACTTGGACTGGGAATTTCGATAATGGACCATGATAGGGAAAAGGCGATGAAGGAATGGAGAAAAGGACGAGAGAGTTCAGGAAATGTGGAAAAGAGAAAACTGCCAAAGAATTGGAAGGATATGACTCCAGAGCAGTATACGGATTATCTGCGTTCTGCTTCACATGGTCATCTCTAATACGCGAGCATAACTAATGGCTGATGCTAGTCCAGGTCCGAGTGTTGGAGGGATCACATTTAAGATCTCTGTGGATTTGTCTGCAGTTGATATGAAGGGGCTGCTGGATCTCAATTTGAGATTCAATGCCTTGGAAAAAGCATTCGAAAAGCTGGCTAGGAACGCACAGATTGTTAGTTACGCATTTACGGAACTCGCATTGATCAACAAGACAATGCGAGAGACGATTGGAAAACTCACCGGAGCAAAGAATGATTTAGAGAAAGCCCAGAAGAAACTAATTGCTGCGAGTAAGACGTATCAAGCAGCATTAAAGCAAACAGCAGAGCAAACAAAAGATGCAGAAGCCAAGACAGTTTCACTTACGGATAAAGTATCTGGATTGGCATCTGCTGCTGCTACTGTTGCTTCTGCATTTGCGTCACTTCGGCTTGGTGAGTTTATCAAGGAAGCAACTCTTTATGCTGGCCGTGTTGAAAACCTAGGAACGATTCTTGAACAGGTTGGTATTAATGCCGGATATACTAGTGGCGAACTTGGGAATTTCGAAGAGTCTGTAAAGTCTCTAGGTATTACCACGGAAGCAGCAAGATACAGTATGACGTTGATGGCAAGAAACCATCTGGATCTTGCCGAGGCTGCAGAGCTAGCACGTTTGGCACAGGACAGTGCAGTCATTGCTGGATTGAACTCATCTGACTCGTTCGAAAAGATTGCGATTTCTGTTCAACGTCTCGATACGAGAATGTTGCGAAATCAAGGTATTCTCATCAACTTGCGGAATGAGTACCAACGATTCGCTCTAGCTGCTGGACGTACAGAAACCTCAC